GAAGCTGAGTGATCATACCAATGGGGATACCCTTGGTATACTTGCCCGAAATAATCTTGTTAAGAGCGTAGCTCCCTGTGCTTACAAATCCTAAATCGGGGACTTGTTCCGATAACAAACCAGCGTTTTTCAGCCTGTTCAGTACAGCATTATCCATACGCTATTATAGAAGGCTTGACTTTTTTACTGAAGAGATTAGTGAATAAAGTACCTTATACGGGTCAATGTTTGCACAAGGTCTGCGGTCTTCGAAGTACCCCGCACCCTCTTCCTTGACTTTTTTGGGAATGCGGATTGACGCTCCCCTATCTGCCACAGCAAGAGTGAACTTCTGGTAGTCAGAGGTTTCGCAGTCCCCAGTCATGCGCTTCTCGATCCCTGCGCCACACACGTTAATGTGTTCAGCGTGATCAGTTTCCAGATGCACAGCAAGCTCTTCATACTCGTCTTCACCAAAGCACTCTCGCATCTTAGCCGTAGAGAAATTAGTGTGGCACCCTGCTCCGTTAAACTTGGGATGAGGTTTAGGATCGTAAGACACAACCATAGGGTTATACTCCGACACTCGATCAAGAATGTAGCGCGAGACCCACAGATCATCTGAAGTTTTAAGAGGGCCTTGGGCAGCAGTTTGCCACTCCCATTGTCCCGGCATAACCTCAGCGTTAATCCCATCAATCTCGATCCCCGCCGCCAGAACTCTTTTTTCAAACTCCTCCATAATGGATCTACCGATTACGTTCATGCTCCCTGCACCGCAGTAATACTGACCCTGCACTTGTGGACTTAGAAGAAGACCTAATGGTTGATAATCCGTAGGATTAATGAAAGTAATTTCTTGTTCAAACCCTACAAGAATTCCTGCCATATCTTTAGTGAGTCGTTCCAAGTGGATTCGAGTGTTTGATTCGTGAGGCACCCCATCGTAGTAGCACACTTCACAAAATGCTAACAAGCCTCCCTTATTAAAGGGATCGGTGTAGGTTCGAACAGGACGCAACATCCTATCCGAATCTTCTAATGTCCCCTGTTCGGTCGAACCTCCATCAAAGTTCCAACACGGAAGAACAATGTGTTCTTCAGTATTAAGATAGCGCGTCTTACTTCTTACTTTGGGTAACGGGCCACGCCCATCAAGCCACAGGTACTCAATTCTTTGTCTTTTGTTCATTGATCGCCTCCTCAGCGTATTGAATATTCTTTTCTAATCGTTCTCTATCCCCCTCTGGGATATTAGCTCTAGGATTATCTAAAGCTTCCTTAATAACTTTAATAGACTTTGCATACCTCCCTACCCAGTAGTAGGACACCCCCATCTCATCGCGCAGTCTCCACTCATACACATCTGGTTCCACAAATAGTCTATCCGTAGTGAGTGGAGTCTTTAAAGCCTTCTCCCCCAACAAGATCGCTACATTATGCATATTGTTTTTTCTGTAATAAGCAATGACTGGGTGTAAAGCTTCCAACCTTTCTGGGCGATAATTATACGCTCTTAGAAAATCGTTAATAGTCTCCTCAAAAGAAGCCCCCGCCTCCAACTTATACCGTCCTACACGCAGACCTGCAAGATAAATCTCCTCATCCCACCTACTAAACTCTAAACATTTTTGCAAGGGCTCCAATGCTTTCTCTGGCATCCCAGCATCACGATAAGACTGTGCTAAGTAAAACCAACCTCTGCCGTCTTCGGGGTGATCAAGCATCCACTGTTCGAAGACTAGTGCATCTCGGTAATAGAGTTTTTCATCCTTGCCTCTAGCTCCATCCGAATTAGGAATTACACAGGCATTATGCAAGGTTTCAATGGAGGATTCCTCTGCCGCGCCACACACTTCATGGATAGGCCAATTCCATTTCCAAGAAAGGCCATCTTTATAGAACTGCGCTCTATTGTAAACAAGAGTGGAATATGCTGTTCGCACCTCGACTCGATCAGCAGTAAGAGGGGGGAGTGCGGCAATCTTTTTAGTTACTACGCCCTGTCCATTCTCAAAAGGAGCAAAGACCTCATCAGCATCAATGGTCATGATGTAGTCGCCTCTTCCCTTCCCTAGATCAAAAGCTTCCTGACGGTTATGACAGAAGGAAACCCACGGGCGATCATGCACTTCCCCTTTGAGTTTGTGCTTTTTCCAATACTCCTTCATAACCTCCTGCGTTCCATCTGTAGAGCCAGTGTCACAAATCACATACTCATCCACAATTGAACGCACCGAATCAAAGCATCTTTCGATAACTTCTGCTTCGTTCTTAACTATCATGCATAGCACGATCTTTTGTTTCTTATTTGCCTGTCGAGCCAAAGCCGCCCACTCCTCTAGATGTGAAGTCCAAGTCCTGAGACTCTTCAAAGTAAATGGAGTGAACTGGATTAATCTCGAACTGAGCGATACGGTCACCCTTTTTGATTCCCACTAAATCCGTCACCCTTTCATTGCGTATAAGAACTTTAATTTCGCCCCGATAGTCAGAGTCAATCTTTCCGGGAGAATTAGCTACTACAATTCCTTGGGATGCAAGACCACTTCTAGAGTAAATCTCACCCTTCCATCCTTCAGGAATTTGCATCGCTAGTCCTGTCCCTACCATCACTGTTTCTCCCAAAGGAATGTAAGCGTCTTCAATCGCAACAAGGTCATACGCTGCTGCGCTTGGCGTACCCTTAGTTGGGAGAACTGCATCAGGATGCATCTTGGTATATTTTACTGTGGTCATACTAGGTTTCTCTCTTGTAGTTTTTGGTCAATGAATTTTTCTAATAGGTCAAACTTAGACCCCTCCACTACCTTTTTGTTCTTATTACTAGAATTATGCCAATGCCATGCGAATGCTTCTAAGAACAGATGATCAGGGTTTTGTACTTTATTTTCAAACCATCCCCACTTCACCGCATCTCTTTCTTCCGCGCTTACTTTACTAATTAGCCACTCAGTATTGAAGAAGGTAGCGGGGAAAATGGTAAACTTAGGGTAGCGTCTCCATAGCTGGGCGAACATATCCTTACCCCAAATTGTGCTGTCGGGAATTACAGGCATCTTCATAACTTCAGCAAGAAGCTCCTTAGCAAATTCACTCTCTCTGAACAATGATAGTACAGTAGCGCAAGCTCCTTCCGAAGCAAAATCAGTTTCTCCGCCCCACTGGTACATGTACTCTTGGTCTAAGATAGGCTTAAAGTCTCGGAGGAACACAATATCCATATCAATCCAAACCCCTCCATATTTATACCCTGCGAGGATTCTAAGGAAATCACTTTTTAAGTAGTACTTCGTATCATTAGCAGCCAGTTGTCCCACTCCCTCTACAGGTGTTCCTTTGGCTTCTTCATACGGATCATAGATCCTAAAATCTAAACACTCTAAATTTTTATAAGCTTGAACTTCGGGGTGATCTGAGATATCATAATCTGACCAAATAATCAGTTTGGTTTTATCTAAATTTTGAGTAGCTAAGTAGGACTTAAGAACCATAAGCTCTTTAGGGTTCCTGAACTCGGTATACACATGGAAATTAGTTACCTTAGCAGGATAAGAGTAATCTTTATCCTTGATGCCTTTCAGAAGGTCTAACCCTTTCCTGTAATCGACATACAAATCGGGGTGGGTATCTAAGGAGAGGTTAATCATGGAATATTATAGACGCGCAGCTACCATTTCTTCAATCATTGCTTCAAAAGTATACTCAGGTTCCCATCCCAAGGTTTCCTTTAACTTAGTGCAGTCGCCCTTTAGATCATGTAGTTCAGTAGGACGGAAATACCTCGGGTCTGCGGTAACATGGTCTTCGTAATTCATGCGGAGTTTGGAAAATACTTCCTCACATAGATCTCTAATAGAGTGGGATTCTCCCATTGCACACACGAAATCGTCTGGCTCATGATGCTGCAACATCATCCACATCGCTCGAACGTAGTCCTTAGCGTGTCCCCAATCTCGGGTAGCGTCAAGATTACCAAGAGCGAGAGTTTTAGCTTTTCCTTTCTGGATGTCCACAGCACCCGCAACAATCTTATTGGTTACGAAATTAAGTCCCCGCCTAGGAGACTCATGATTGAATAGAATACCGTTGGAAATAAACATACCGTAAGAAGAGCGGTATACCCTACACAAATTATAAGCATAAAGCTTCGCGCAGCCATACGGGCTAACGGGGAGCATGGGGGTAGTTTCTCGTCTGTATCCGTCTTCATCATACTCATTACCATACATCTCCGATGATCCTGCCTGATAGATGCGAGCGTCTGGGCACATAGTTCTCGCCGCTTCTAGCACATTGAGAACTCCATTAGCGTCAGCGTTAGTAGTAAATGCAGGTTGATCAAAACTAATACGCACATGGGATTGTGCCGCCAGATTATAAATCTCATGAGGCATTACTTCTCTAAAAATGTGAAGCAACGAAGGAAGATCCGTTATATCCCCATACACTAAACGTAGATTGGGATTAGAAAATAGACCCAACTCGTTCAAGCGGCTCGTTTGGTTCTCGGGTACAGAGTGCCTTCTCAGGAGGCCCCACACCTCATATCCCTTTTCCAATAACAGTTCAGCAAGATAAGAACCATCTTGTCCGCTGATACCCGTAATAAAAGCTCTTTTCATTTTCTACAGTTCTCGTAATTTTCTACAAACCATTCGACGGTTTTTTTAATTCCTTCCCTAAAAGGAGTAAACTCAAAGTCCAAAGGCAACACCCTTTGAAGACGTTCGTTAGAGGTGGTCTTCTTATATTGACCGTCTGGCTTATTATCATCATAGATGATCGGGCCTTGAAAATCCAAAGCATCAGCAACTGCGATGACCAAATCTCTAATTGAATGTTCTTCATTCGTAGATAAAATCAAGGGGTCAAAGCCTTCGTAATTCTCCAGCAGGTACTGTGTAATTCTACCAACGTCCTCTGAATAGATAAACTCTCGCAGTGGTTTACCGCTCCCCCATACAACTAAGGGGGTGCGATCTCGCTTCGCAATATAACACTTATGGATCATAGCAGGAACCACATGGCTGTTCTCTAGTTCGAAGTTATCATTGGGGCCATAGATGTTAGTAGGGATTACAGAGATATACTTTGTCCCAAACTTCATCCTATCACCAAGAGCCTGTACTCCATACTGCTCGTTGTAAGCTCTGCTTTGAACATCTACCATGCGTTTAGCATATGCATAACCAAAGTTAGAAGAATGAGGCTCACCGTTGTGAAGCATATCTTCAGTAATGGGATACTCAACATCGTCTGGGAAGATACAAGTGGACATGAAAGAGATTACCTTGGTAACATTTGCTCTTCTCGCCGCCTCTAAGACATTAAGATTGATAAGCATGTTATCATAAAAGAACTCTCCCATCTGGCTTAGGTTTGCTCCTAAGCCGCCTACCTTGGCTGCTGTGTGAATAACATGGGTTGGTAGGGTCTCTTGAAAAAGATTATGAGTATCCCTAAAGTTCGTAAGGTCACACCAGCGTCTACTCTTTTCTTTGTATTCGGGGAAGGGGGGTTTTCGCCCCATTACTTGGATATCTGCGGGAATGGTAGAACCTACCAAGCCTCCTGCTCCTGTGAGTAATGTTTTCATCATTATGTGGGGTAAATAATACCGTATGTGTTTTTATCGTCAAACTGTCTGTTTTTTCTCAGCAAGTTAAACAACTCTCTATCTTTTGGCCGCTCTATATCATCCACAAATATAAGAGTTTCTAAACTCACATTACTCTCAAAAATGTGTAGTCTGGAACCCGCTTGTCCCGCTGGTCCATCAATAAGTAGAGCATCATACTTTTTATCTTTTATAAACTCATTTACAATATCAATATCATACCAACCATTTTTTATCGGGGCGTGGCAGTAATTGGTGTGGTACTTTCCCACCCAATCAATATTTTGTTCGACAGAGTAAACCACATATCCCAGATCAACTAATCTTTTTGTACCATGACCGCTCCCAAATTCTAATATCGTTGATCCTTTAGGAAGAGTTTCGATAATAGAGTTTAGGAAAGGTTGAGATATTGCCATGCTTCCACTAGTCATTTATAATTCTCCTGTTAATAATTTTTTCATTACCAATAGCAGCCTTCCTCTACCATAAACGCCTTTGCGGGTGTTTCGGTTTCAGAAGGACGAACCCAATAATCATTATAAAAATTGGAAATAACATCGTGTTTGTCCCATCGTTTACCTTTAATGCCAAATAAGACTTGAAGACCTCCTCCTAAATGTATTCCTATTTTTCCTAACCTCTTAGCATGGGCGGCTAGGGGAAGAGACCACGCTCCTGCTCCAATAAGGCACACATCAAAATCTTGAATAGACATTTGGTTTTTCATGTCTTCTAATCCTTCTAACCATGATTCATAAGGAGAAGGCTGTAGGTAATGAGATACGGGGCATTTTATGGTGGATAGCTCCATAGGAGGCAATACAGTAGAATCTTGCCAAAGATGAAGCCTGTTATCATATTGCGAAGTTATCGTATCGGTAAACGGACTAATAACTAATACTTTTTTTCCCTCTAATGCAGCAGACCAAGGGTTCTCCCAATAAAAAGGCTCCAGTTCTCTAAGAGCCACTAAAGAAGCCGTAGGACAATAAGTAGCTATAAGTACATCTTCTCTCTCATCCCTCCACTTAGCTAATACATCCACCTGAGATAAGCTCGAACTGAACTCTCCCACAAAATCGTTTAATCCCCTCTCAGTAGGAGGAAAAACTCCTGCAACCGTAAAAATGTTATGGAGGTCGCCCTGATTTAAATTTTGTTTAAGTAAAGCACAATGTAAAGCTACCATCTCAGAATTACCTATTTTACCGATGGTACTGGGAACCCCACTCTCCACAATCTTAAAGAGATCTGCCATAGAACTCCTCCATAAGATGCTTATGAGACCCTTGAAAATGGACAGTGGCAAAGGGTATGTCCCTACCAGTCCTCAAGTGTTTTGAGTAGGGTATTCCATCTTTAAACTTATAAACTTTTCTTAACCGTCCATCAGGCCCATGTTCAGATTCAAAACCTTCCGCTACTCCCATATGAAGCTCATAAAAATAATCTTGAGGATTATGGGAGACGAGACTCAATTCTCCTACTGCGTGATGTGCTTCATATCTAGCATAATGTTCTAAAAAATTCATATCACAAACACCGCCATGTAACCCAAACTTCTGCCTTAAATTAAAATTTTGAGCCAGCCGTTGAAATTCAAAAGAGTCCTTATTTTTATAAAGTTTTAAAATATAATCACAAACTTTATTGATACCTTCTTTACTAAAGAACGACTGGCCTCCTGTAGTCCTCGCGGAAAGAGCGCAATCTAAATGCTGAAATCTATGGGAGTCCTTAGTAATATCTGCAAAACATAAAACATCCCAGTCAGCATGAAAAACCATCTCTACATTGTTATCATTCATAAAGTCTCTTAAAATAAACCACCTAGAAATACAAAATTTTTCTACCGCAGGGTTGTTTGTACTTAAATGAATGTAAAGTTCTTCAAATTCTTTATATCCAGAGTTATACCTTTCAAAAGGAATAAACTCTCCCTTACAAAACTCTTTATTCCCCTCATCTCCTAGTAAAACTACATCATTATTTTTACTTGCACATTCCGTAGAAATAGGAAGCAGTGAGGTTCCTCCACCCAATGTTTTACTAATAAAAACTACAGGTACTGTCATTTTTAGGCTCCTTCCAAAGCTTTAGTATGCTCTCGTACAACCTTCATACAATCTACTTTTAGGTTTACACCTACCACAAAATTAGCGTGGTGCATTACAATATCTTTAGGAGGAGAGAGCTTTTGAGTACCATCCCATACAGTATTTAAGTCCCTCCATACTGAGTAGTACCTTTCATCTAACAATCCTAATTTGATATCATAACCATTATTCAGCACATGGTTGACGGCATTCTGATCATTCAACGAACCTTGGGGACGCATATTCTTTAGACATTCTTTAAAGAAGGTAGCACTCTTAACCCCCGGTCTAATCGCCATAAACCCACAACAGATTGGGCCGGGGATATCTTGTTGAGCTAAGATATCTAAATCCTGATCCTCCATTATCTGTAAGATTTCATCTTTAAAAGGCTTAAAGAATTGAATATCACAATCTGCATGGATGAAAATTTCTGTCTCATTCTCACAACACTCGATGATATATTCATGTTTGTTCAGCATAGCTTTATCCCACCCCTCTCCTGAGTCGAACTCTCCCGTAGGGCAGTCTTGTGGAATCCTCTTAATTACAACTTCCACATCGTCAGGCAGTGTTTTTAAAAACCACTCCTTAAGCATGTTTTCATGTGTATCCGAATAGAATGTAAATACTTTCATTTTAAATCTTTTTTATATAAGTATAGTTATTGGTATTATCTATATTACCAACTTCATAGCCATTATTCAATAATAATGAGTTAACACGGAAATGTCTCTGTTTAGAATAATCATTTCCTACTTGAAGTTCATCATATTCCACAAGAATTTGTTTAGGAAAAATATTATCTTGTATCATTTGTTCTATCACTTCAATTTCTGCACCTTCAATATCAAACTTTACAAGTTCAATTTCATGAAGATCATACTGATCTACTATATCCTTCAATGTAATAGTTTCTACTTTAATATGCTTACCAGTTTTAGAAAACCCACCTTGCCAATTTCCAATTGAGTGGGAAACATACTCAATGTTGGGAGGGGAATAAAAATTAACGACCTCTTGACAGTTCCATAGAGCTTTTTCTATAAACTCAAAATTTGCTGTAGTCAAGTTTGTTAAATCATAAGAAGTAACAGGCTGATTTCCCCCTTCCACATACTTGGTTGTGGCTGGATTACCTAAGAGACTAAAAACAGCAGATACATGATTTATCGCTCGGGGTGTGGGGTCAACCATAATAACTTTAGCATTGTAGTGAGAAGCAAATCCGATATCAAAACTTATGTCTTCTCCGCACCCCGCTGCAATAATGGTAGATCCATACAAGCTATCACACTCTTTAAATGCCCACCCGCCATAGTCTGTGCCAATCTTTTTCATCCCCATATTATAGTCCTTGAGCTATTAACTTACCCCTAATAATTGGGTTATTATCCTCTCTGTCACTCTATAAGAGCCTTCTGGGGAGCAGTTTCTTTCATACCACTCTCTTCCGTTGTTGGACATAATAGACCACTGCTCTTCGGAAAGGGTATTTATCTTATCCTGTATATCTTCTGCTCGATCTACTCGCAAATAATGAACATTTTCTACTAAAGGTTCGTAATAAGTTAGATCAACCCCCGGTGTAACGATTGGAACTACTCCCAGCGCAAGGTACTCTATTTCTCGATTACACTTTGGACCATACCCCGGCAAACATAACCCATACTTGGAAAGAGAGATTTTAGTAAGATATTCTTCTTGTGTATATTTATAATTTGTATTAATGGCATCCCCTAGCTGGATAGGCATGTGAAAGTCTTCTATGTTATTTTTCCAGTCTTGGGTTACTCTCCCCATTTGTTGAATAGGGTTTTCAATTTTCCCCAAAAAAATAGATTCAGTCTTTCTCTCAGTATACGAGGGAATCTTTTGTTGAACTTTATTATCTAATTTCCGTGGACTTCTACCCCAAAAAATCCAACTCTGAATAGACGGATGTATAGGAACAGTATTAGCAAATAGACCGTACTCAAATTGAGGTAATTTTCTGTCATCAATTCTAGGGAAATCATACAACAGAATCTTACCTTCCTTCTGCACCCAACAAAAAGAGTCTGAACTTTTCTCTACTTCACAGTAACCTCTTTCTTCCCACATATCAATAAGCTCTCTAAAAGTATCTCCACAATGACCTTTATCTCCTTTTAATATTTTCATGAGCGGCAGGGGATAGATAAGATAAGAATACTTAATTTAATGTTGTCTTTGTTTTTGGGCATAACTCTCTAGACCTTCTTTTATTTCGGGTACACAATGCGGCTCCATGCATAGGTGTCGCTGTTCTTCTGGCTCTTGGTTGGGCGTAAAGAGGAGGTCTCTTCTATCATAGTCAGGATTTCTCCAAAACTCATTTATGCACATCCTCTGCTCAAAAATGAAGCCATTCTTTCTCAGAATCTCTCTACACGCTTCATCCTTCTCTTCGTTATGTCCGTCAAGTTCAATACACATTACATAGGTGGGAATACTCCAGTCCATTGTCTTAAGAACTTCTAACTCACCCCCTTCAACATCTAAACAAAAGAAATCCACATATGTAATCCCCGATCCTTTTAACACTTCTCCTAATGGACGAGAGTTCACCATATACTCAGGAGCGGTGGAGTGGTGGGCATCTTTAAAAGAGGATGCCATTGAAGAGGTCATCCCTGCGGTTGCCCAGTTTCCTACAAAAGAAACAGGTTCTTTGGACGAGCTAATAGCTACATTATAAGTATAATCAGTAGAGCGGTTTTGGGCCAACGCTTCGTAGGCTGACGGAAGAGGCTCAATAAGAACTCCCTTAAACCCTAAATGATCTTGAAAGAATTTAGTGTTAGAGTATGTTACTCCATCGAGCGCACCTAATTCTAGGTATCTGCCATCATCACGTTTCTGGTTAATAAAGTTTAGGAAGACAAAAAGATCTTCTCCTTGTTGACTATAAAAATTATGCATATTGCAAAGCTCCTAAAGTATACCTACTCCCTGCTCCCCATAAACTGAATGCAATTACCTTCACTTGTACTTCTCCCTAATCTTATTGTCTTCTGCGATGTGTTCGTTAAACCCTCTCTTGAGTATGCTTAGTACTTACCCCTTCTGGGTTGTGGTAGTAAACTCCCGCAGGTTCATCAATCTTAAGGAAAGTCTTCCCTAGAGAATTAAGCCTGAGCCACATCTCATAATCTCCTGATATCTTAAAATCAGTATTAAACTTTCCCGCTTCTACGATAGTGCTTTTTTTAAGTAATGGGAACGGCCCCACACAGCACCCTGCAAGCAAGTTCTCTTTTTTATTAGCGTCAGCCCAACCATACCAACTGGAGGGAGTATGATTGAGGTCTTGGCTGATAAATGCGTCTGAATAAATTACATCAACCTCAGGGTTGAGTTTTGCGTAAGTAGCATATGTGGTTAGCGTAGTGGGAAATAGCTTATCGTCAGTGTTATAGTTCATTACATAATCATAAGAACTCTGGTCGATGGCTTGGTTCCACGCTTCGTAAATTCCCACCCTATGCTTTGCTCCCAAAACCTTTTTACCGATACCCTCTCTAAAAGGATACTCAATAACTTTTGTTAATGTATCATCTGAGGAGTTAGCGTCCACAAAAATAATCTCAAACTCCTTTAAGGTTTGGTTATTCACATATTCTAAATACTTATCAAGATATTTAGAAGCATTGTAAGTAGAACATAGGAGTGAGATCATGCCCCTCTCCCGTTAACCATCGCCTCATCTAATTCCATCTTAGCCATGTGGGGGCGAACGTGGTAGAGAGGAAGTTCTCCCGCATTACAAAACCAACCAACCTTAAAACCCCTAGCTTCACACGCTCGTACATGATAAATATCAGTCATGGTGCTAAGGTCATCTGGAATAGTGTCTGTGAAAGGAACAGTGGCAAATACTTTAGTTCTGTAGGTAGGCATTGCCACATTCCCTAAAGTAAGTCCTCTACGAGGGTCCATCGCTAAATCATTTCCTCTAAAGACTTCGTTTCCGTCGGCATCAAACAACGCAATCGGAGCGTTAAATCTTACGCCACCAATCCAAATGTCTATATCTGTATTCTCTTTAAGCTTACTTCTGATCTTGTTCCCCGCTCCGGGAAGAAACTGATCGTCATCATCGAGAAAAGTAATGAACTCGGTAGGAGCTATAGCAGCAGCCACATTGGCGCACATCCCGCCATACATCCCCCACTTCTTTCCTAACTTAATAAACGCAGCCGCGTTCTGGGCAGAAGTATTAACTCCGTCAGAAATAACGATAGGCTTAAACCCTTCACGGTGTGCGGAGGCAATAGCGTCCTTAAGTGTAGGTCTGCCAATAGTTTTAATAATACAAGTAGTCTCAGTCATCGAAAGTCCAATCCTTATTGAAGGTCATTTTTTCATCATCGTCGCGACCCTGAATCAAGCCCAACGACTGCTCATACAGTTCCATCCTATGTTTAACCACTTTATTAAGATCAAAGTATTCTTGAGTAACTTCATGCAAAGCTTCTCCCATGTCTCTTACATGATTAGGATTTTTAATACACTTAGTGAGGACTTTCACCCACTCACTTTTAGGAGCATTAGCGGGAAGAAGATACCCAGTCTTCCCATTAATAATAGTTTCATCATAGCAGCCTACGTCTGAAGCAATCAAAGGGATTTTATACCTACCACATTCAGCCACCTTAATCTCCGACTTAGAGTCATTAAAAGCGTTCATCTGGAGGGGAGCAATAGCAAGATCTACCTGTGAGTAGAGACCTCCATAGCTGTCAGGAGGAAGGGCGTTGTAGATCTGCCAGTTAGGTTGACCCTTAAACCCTTGCAAAAGGATCTTCTTATAGTTCCTCCAAACTTGGTGTTGCCACTCATCTGGGTCACCGTCTTTCTTCATCATAGGAGCCCCGTAGAAACCCCAGTGAACATTCTCTCTCCCTACCCTAGCATTTACCATGTTAGGGACACCAGCGAACTCCTTCACATCTTCTTCGTGATGGATTCCTCCTGCCCAGCCAACTCTGATCATCTTTTTCTTCTGCGGCTTACTCTTTGGAACATTCCAGCAAGGAAGCTCATAATCAATAGCGTTCTTAACAATTGCTAAAACACCTCCACAATAAGGTTGTACTCTTTCCGCAAATTTCCTTTGAGTCACTGTTACTAAATCAGAGTTATTATAAATGAACTTAGTAATCTCTTCTAGGTTACGCTCCTTATAAGTATTATATAAGCGGTGACCAACATACAAATCGGTCAACAAATCATCAGTGTCGTAGTGGACAAACTTACCAAACTCTTTGGCTTTGCCTACGATACGGGCTGTGTAAGGACCACCCCAATTAGAGATATTATTCGTCCACACAATGTCGCACCACTTAAGGTCTTCGAAGTCCCAGTCGGGTTGCCAAGTACCCATACCCTCTCCCTTTTCAATCATGCCTAGCGGATTAAGGTTATACCTAAATTCTACTTGATCCCCGTATAGCTCTCGGAGCTTTTGCATAGGGCCGATGACACGGTAATAGGAGCAGCCGCCTTCATTAGCGGGGGAACACAAGATTCTCAATTTTCTCTTCATAAGCTTATATAAAAAAAGGAGGACAGGGGGTTAGCCCCATCCTCCTATTATAGTCAACGATCTAGAAAAACTAGACTTCGTATTCGCCTTCTTCTTCCTCCTCTGCGTGGAGGGCAGCAGTGCCTTCCGAGGAGTGAGACGCGCCTAGCGCAGAAGCAATAGCCTTGAAGGTACCACCGAGGTCCACATTCTTATCCGTGGGCACAAGAGCCTTCGCAGCCTTAACGTAGTGCTTGCGCTTACGCTGACTGAAGAGGGTCAGTACACCTTCCCAAGCCGCAAGGCCCGGAACGAAAGTTCCACCCACAGCCATGAGGGTATTGAAAATACCATCCCAGCCACCTTCATCAAGATCACCGCCAGCAGGAACATAAGTAGCCCCTTCGAGAAGTTGATCCTTAGAGGTCATAACGAGACTAGTCCCCTCGGGGATCTGGTCCTTAATAGCGGTAGGAAGCTGCTCCCAAGGGATGACCGCAGCCTCCCCTCCTTCAACAACTTGATCCGCAGTAGTGAAAACCGTGCCTTCTCCGAAGACGCTCTCAAGGGCAGCGCAGGACATAAGCCCTGCACCCATGAAGACGGTCAGCATAAGTGTCAGAAAAATATTTTTCATAATTAATTACTCTTCATCTTAGAGAGGTAGTCATCATCAGGCACATCTTCGGCCTTTGTAGGATTCTCACTACTCCCTTCGTGAGACGGAAGAAGAGCCATCGCAGCGTTCTTCACATCTTCATACTCCTCCTTTTTAACCAGAGCATGAATGTCGTGGAGCGAATCCATCCATGCTGCAACTTCAGCCTTACTCCCAGCCTCTGAGGACTTAGGACGAGGTGAAGACTGGTCGTACTTCGGCCATTGACCTTCCATGATCTTAACGATCTTGAAGTCGTGTCCCGTAGCAAGATCGGTGATGTCACCGAAGTCTTCATCAAGCATCGCAGCAATAATCTTCTTGAAGAGAATCACTCCGATAGAAAGGATTTTCACATCCCCAGTTTCACGGTCTACTACGTTCATGTAGTAGCGAGAACGAGGCTTGATCTGACGCGCCAGATCTTCATCCTTGTTGGGCTCCTTCCAGAGAGCGTAGTAAGAATCACAAAGGGGGCAAGGCTCCCCGTGCATCTTACGGCAGTGGACATTCTTCACTCCACCCTGACCATCAGGTACTCGGTGAATCTTGGTCTCGGCATAGAACATAGTGTCCTCGTCCTTGCCGGGAAGAATGCGTACTGAATTAGTACCATCCTGTAGTTGGATAAAGTTCGAAAGGAAATCTGCGTTTCCACCAGCGGGCTTGTTCCCGCTCAATTCTTCATGCTTTGCTCTGAGAGCGTCTAAGTCGATAGCCATGTTAAAACCTCCTGTGGTTAGTTGGGCTGGTTACTGTATAATAGTTAGTGTTTGCGAATTTTTTAGATTATCTGTAAAGATTTGTCTCGGCGCGACGATTGGATGATAGCTGTACGAGCATATCCTTCTTGTGATCCAACGAAGACACCAATCCCTTAAGAAGGGTATACTTGAACGATGCTTCGTTCACCTTCTCGTTATATACTGCATACTCGGGAGTAGACTCAACAAAATCGTCAAGATCTTTTGCAGTTTGTTTAGCCACCGTTGAGGCTTTCTTTTCCTTCCTCGTCTGAGCCGTATATTTGGTCAATTCGAGGTTGGAGTCATCAAGAGCTTTCTTCGCAACAGAGAGGAGTCCTTGATAATACGAGTAAATAGAAGCCTGACGGGTCATCTCATCATCAATGGCGTGTTTATCGTAGGTAGTAATACCGTCTGCGATATCCACATAATTTTCCCATGTGAGATCGTCAAGAGCCTCTAGTAGGCTTTGCGCTTTATTCAAAATAATAGTTCCTTTGCAAGTGCTGGGTTAAGGCGAGCGAATAACATCATCGCTCTGGACATTGTTATAGTCAGCTTCTCGTTAGAAGCCCAAATATATTCCTCGTTTTCTCCTTCGCCCTCACCTCCCATACCTGCATACTCTAGGAGCATGTGGGTAATTTCGTGCAAAATCGTCTCACGCGCTGGGGCATCTTCCATCTTCTTCTCGATCATGATCTCGTAGGTATCAAAATCACAGGTTCCCCAGCAATTCTGCTTACCTGACTTTAATCCCGTTACGATCTTAATAGTAAAAGGAGCCCATCCACCTTCAACTTCGCATAATTGAGGTTTAGCCTCTAAAATATCAAAAATATGGTTACTCGTCTTCTTCGTCAATTGCTTCTCCTTCGGCCATCCGTAAGATATTATAGTCGATGGTCATCGGCACAGTAAACCTCGGGCGACCATTACGGGACTTAACTACATAAGCTCTCATAGTCCCGTTATCGAACTCTTCCTCACTTTGGTTCAAAGACACTGCGAAGTCGCAGGTACGGATTTTACCGTAGGAGTCACCAAGCTCTGCATCAGTAATAATCTTAACCGCTCGGCCTTGTCTGTTTGTCTGAGTGGCAGTCCACAGGAGTACCTTGGCCTCCATAGCTAATCCCCGAAGCTCCTCCGCAATCCGCTGCTGGGCTTGGTACTCATGCTGGTTCTCTCTGACGGGCCTCAGAAGCTCTAGGTAGTCGATAATGATGACCTCAGGTGTGAAGTCCTCATAGTTCTTAAGCTGCACTAGAAGGGCTCTCAGGCTGTTCACAGTGGCAGTACCCGTAGGGAACTCCTTGATCACTAGACGGCTCTCAGGGAAATTGGTTCGGAAAATACTTAGTCTTTCGTCCACCTTAAGCTGGGCCGAGGGATCTTTTAGCTGCGACTGGGGGATGAGTGTAGTCACAGAGTCGAACCTCTGGCC